GTGGCTTTGATGGTGGTGAACTGCCCCGTTGTTACACGAGTGCGCACCTCGTTGCGTGTAAGTTCAGCGTCGGGTTTTCGCCTGGGCTTGCAACTTCGACACAATTCGGTGCGAATCGTGTAACGGATTCCGGGGTCTGCACCTCGCGCTATCGACTCAGCGCAGGTCAGTCGGTGCCTGAATTGCTCCAGCGGTTTGACATTGCGGCACTCCCGGCACTGGGCGGCGCGGGGTAGGTGGGTACGCTGTTCAACGAAATCGTCTTCTTCCACGGGTTCTTCCTCGATAGGATTGCATGTTGGGACATTATTGTTACACGATTGTAAGGGGTTGTCCACCTACTAGCCGTTGCTGTCACTTTTCTGGACAGCGTTTAAGTGTTGTCAGCATTGAAGAATTTGCCTTGCCCTCCAAGGAACCTAGCGCTGGGAGGAATTGCTTTAACCACAAGACAAAAATCTTTGTCCAGATACATGTATATATATATATCTATATCTTTTATCTTATATATATATAGGCAACTTGGCGGGTACGTGGACAATGCTATACGTGACAAGGGGTTAGCGCTGTCCAGATGAGTGGCAGCAGGGGCTAGTAGGTGGACACGCCCAAAACCCCTTGTTACACGAGGTCCACGATGTAACAGGACTTAGCTGAAGTATCGGCCCATGATTACGTCGGCATCGACAGTCCACTTCAAGACCACGCCGCTGAAGTAGGAGTCCCCCACGTAGGCGTCCCAAGCCGACAGAACGTTCTGCGCCCTGCAAGGCAGCATGTCGCGGTACACCCGCATCATGTCGTGGACATCGTAGACCCAGCCCTTGTAGCGGACAAACTGGTTGGTGGTGTCTGTGGGGGTGAGGTAGTCGAAGTTCTTCTTCTCCTCCTTGGTAAGTTCTTCCCAGTAAAGGAGTTGGCGAGGTTGGTTGTTGGTGATGATCTTCATGGTGATTTCCTAACAAGTTGTGGTGTTACATCGTGTAACACCGGGGTGGTGGAGGGTTCGGCGCTGCGCGGCGCAGGATTCCCGCCTGCGGCGCTAGATGACCGTTCCCTCCGGGTTTTTTACTTGATGCGTTTGCGTTCGGCGTCTACGCCTCGCACGTACACATCTATGAGGTCGCACAGTTCGCGCCTGCTCATATAGCCCAAGCCAAAGACACTGTTTGCGCCCCCTCCAACAGCCATCTGATGTAGCTGCCAGCCCCCATACGCCCCGTCGATGTGGTAGTTGCCTTCGTGGGCTATCAAGCGCCCATTTACCTTGTGCCAAGGCTCTAACGGGGTGCCCATCACAACGTTGAGCGTGTTGATCTTAGCCGCGAGGTGCTTTTCTGTAATACGTTGCATGTTGTTACCTGCCAGATTGCGGTGTTACATCGTGTAACACCGAGTGCTAACGCACTCCCAAGCCCTGCGTACAGGGCAAGGGGCTACGCTCGGGTTAGATCAGCAAGGTGAGTAGGGTTGTGTCTTGATGTAGCTTATGCGGGCATACCGTTGGTCTACGTCCATGTCTGGGAACAGGTAACGCGCTGCCTTCTCAGCCTCCATTTTGGTGGCGAAGTACGTTTTGTCCTCATCAAAAAGCGCACAGTTCAGTACCCAGATGGTGACTTGTTGTTCAGGTTTGAGGTGGTTCATGTTGTTTCCTAACAAGTTGTGGTGTTACATCGTGTAACACCGGGTTGACCTACAGTTACACCGTCACTTCGTCCCAGCCCCGCGAGGCTGCTTCAAAGTTGTATTGGCTGACTTGCATCAGCCCTGCCTCGCAGCAGCGCCAGCAGCGCTCACACGCCAGCAGATACGCTGCCTCGTACTCACCCGCATGGGTGAGCTTTGGTCCTTTGATGTAGAGGGGCCAGCTTGCGCCAAGCCAGCCCCCCTCATCGAGGACATGCTTCACGATGTTGGACGCGAGGATAGAGATGCGTTGCTTGCTCATATCAAAACCCCTTCACGCTGTAGATGCGACGGGTGTAGTTCGCCCAACGCCGCAGGTCACGCTTGCCACTCTCCGGGGTGTACCCGCAGCCTTCGGCAACCCACTTGCGCCATGTCGCGATGGTGTGGTCTGAAAAGCCCATGCGGGCAAGGGCGGCTGCGCCTTTGTCGATTCTTTTGTGGTTCACGTTGTTTCCTAACAAGTTTCGGTGTTACATCGTGTAACACCGAGTGCTAACGCACTCCCAAGCCCTGCGTACAGGGCAAGGGGCTACGCTCACAGCATGAAGAATAGGAAGGCAGCGCCAGCGATACCAATGGCGATGGCGAACAGAATATCAGCACAGTTTTCGGACATGATGACCCCTAACGAAGATGTTTGACAAGAATTGAAACACCGGACAAGCAACGCCTGCCCGGAAGGGACGCCGTGTTACATCGTGTTACACGGCAGGGATCACGCCTCAAACGCAGCCCAAAAACGCAGCGCATCCTTGTTGGAAAGCTTGGCGTACGCCTTGAGCAACGCCGCCACGTCGTCTTGCGCAGCCTTGGGCTTGGCATCCGTCATGGTGAAGTGAACCTGGACGTTACGCGACCACGACACGGCAGCAGCGCCGACACGAGTCTCCCGGGTGCACTCGGCACCAGTGTGGAAGACAGGCTTGCCCGTCTTCGCGATGCTGAAATTGCAGTTGAACTTCTTCGCGTGAACTGGTGCGAGTGCAGCGAACAAGGCATCGCTGTCGCAGTCGGCTTGGGCAGCGTAGGCGCTGAGTGCTGTCCCGTAGCTGGTGCCCGCAGCCAAGAAAGCAGTGTAGAAGGAAACAATGGAAGTGATGTTGAGTGACATGAGGAACCCTTGATGTGTGTTACATGGATGTAACACGGTCGGCTCAGGGCGATATGCCCCGATCACCGACAACCAAATTGTACGGCTACCCCTATTTCGGCCCGATCCGGCAGCGACCCCGACAGCCCGAATATCACCTGAAGTGAGCGTCCAGACCCCACCGTACCCCCACCAACCTCTTTTGCTGACCGACCCGGTGTCCTACTAAAACACTGTTCCGCGCAAGCAATCCATATTTTGTAAAAGGTTTGTCAAACGTACTACAAAAAAATTGCAAAAAATCACAGGTAGCATACCCCCCATAAAAATTTTGCAAAAAAAAACCACCCAAGAAGGGTGGCGAAGAGCTTGCAACAAGCTCAAGGAGAAGCATTTGCATTATGCACAAGTTATAGTATATAGTCCAGCACAACGAGGTTCAGAAAAGACCTACGCATGTTTGATCACCTAGTACACGCACCGGCAGCAACGCTAGCCGCAGATTTTAAAGATTTGGCTTATGCAGAACCGTCTGAGCTTTTTTCGGCACAGGCTGCTACTTCCGCTTGGCTGCAAGACCTGGGGGCCACCCCGGATGATCTGATCTGTTCTGAGTTGGAGACAGCCAGCGCCCGCAAAGCATTCGGCTCGTTGACCACGAACACATCCGACGAAGTGCAGAAGAATAACCTTCTAGTGCTTAAGACTCCTGCTGCGGTGCAGCATTTGACGGGTATGCTCACGGCATATGACTGGGAGTTTGTGCAGCAAGCCAAGGAGCTTCGCGGGTACACCGTCGCCAAGATTCTGGAAGAAACCAATTCACCCAACGCCAGCATCAGGCTGAAGGCGCTAGCTTTGCTGGGCAAGGTCACAGAGATTGGGTTGTTCACTGAGAAGATTGAGGTCAAGAAGACTGAGTTGACGGACAGTGATCTGGAACACCGCATCAAGGAAAAGCTCAACAGGTTTATGGGTGTTGTAGATATTGAAGAAGCCGTCGATGCAACTTGACCAGTTCACCAGCCTGACGACGGAGCAAGCGAAGGCGTTAATGGCCGCGCTGCCCAAGATGAGCTTGGAGGACAAGCTTGAGTTGCTGGAGGATTTGGAGAAACAAGAAACTCGCGTCCGGTTGCACTCGGCGCGTACTGACATGCTGGACTTTGCTCGGGCGGTGTACCCTGGGTTCAAGGTGGGGCCGCATCACCGCAAGCTTGCCAAGATATTTACGGATGTCATTGACGGCAAAAAGAAGCGCGTGATCATCAACATCGCGCCGCGTATGGGCAAGTCTGAGTTCAGCAGCTATTTGTTCCCGGCGTACTTCTTGGGGAAGTTTCCGCAGAAGAAGATCATCATGGGTACGCACACTGCGTCATTGTCGGAAGACTTTGGGCGGCGCATCCGCAACTTAATCGACTCGGAGGAGTACCAAGAACTGTTCCCGGCAACAACGGTTGCAGACGACCAGAAGGCCGCAGGCAAGTGGAGCACTGGGGCAGGTGGGCAGTACTACGCTGCGGGCGTTGGCGGGGCTCTAGCGGGTCGTGGTGCGGACCTGTTCGTCATTGATGACCCCCACTCGGAGCAGGACGGCAAGAACAACTCCCGGTCTGCCTTTGATACAGCGTGGACATGGTTCCAAACGGGGCCGTTACAGCGGCTCATGCCGGGTGGGGCGATCATAGTTATTATGACGCGGTGGTCGCTCGTTGACCTGACTGGACGCCTGATGACGTACCAGATGAAGAACCCCGACGCGGACCCGTGGGAGATAGTTGAGCTACCGGCCATCCTCAACGAGAACGAGGAGAATGAGAAATCCCTGTGGCCGGAGCAATGGCCTCTTGAGTCATTGAAGGCAACCAAGGCCAGCCTTGACCCTCCATTTTGGAACGCGCAGTATATGCAGCAGCCATCGTCTGATACGGCGGCTATAGTCTCACGCAAGCACTGGCGCACATGGGAAGCGGACGACCCCCCCACATGCAGCTACGTCATCCAGTCTTGGGACACTGCGTTTGAGACTAAGAACACAGCAGACTATTCTGCATGTACGACCTGGGGGGTGTTCTACAATGAGCAAGAAGGTGACTCGCCGCAGTTAATACTGCTGGATGCGTTCAAGGATCGGATGGCGTTCCCAGAACTAAAGCAAGTCGCGCTCAAGCATTGGAAAGAATGGCAACCCGATGCGTTCATCGTTGAGAAGAAAGCTGCTGGCGCTCCGCTGATCCAAGAGTTGCGTAACATGGGCATCCCGGTGCAGGAGTTCTCCCCCAGCCGGGGCAACGACAAGATGGTGCGGTTGAACGCAGTAGCGGACTTATTCTCGTCGGGCAAAGTATGGGCACCCGATACCCGCTGGGCCAGAGAAGTTATTGAGGAAATGGCGTCATTCCCTGTTGGTGAGTATGACGACTACGTAGATACTACTACGCAGGCATTACTGAGATATAGGCAAGGCGGGTTTATATCCCTGGCTACCGATGAGCAAGACTCGACCAAAATGTTTAAGCGCAGGCATTCTGCGTATTACTAAGGAATACTGTGGCTACAAATATGGACAAGGCTTTAACCCAAGCTCCTGCGGGGCTTGAGGCACTAGCGCAAGATGAATCTGCAATTGAGATTGAGATTGTTGATCCTGAAGCGGTTCATATTGGTATTGGGGATTTAAATATTGATATCATTCCCGGCGAGGATGGCGACGACTTCAACGCTAACTTGGCCGATGAGATGACTTCAGGTGCCTTGCAGTCTGTTGCCGGCGACTTGATTGATGATATTGAGAACGACAAGAACAACCGCAAGGACTGGGAGAAGGTTTATACCGAGGGACTGAAGCTTTTGGGCTTGCAGTACGAGGAAAGGACCGAGCCGTGGAACGGCGCATGCGGTGTGTTCCACCCCATGATCACAGAAGCTGTTGTCAGGTTCCAGTCTGAGACAATCACGGAGACTTTCCCTGCTCAAGGCCCGGTGCGGACCAAGATTTTGGGCAAAGAAACGCCTGAGAAGAAAGAAGCTGCGTTTCGTGTCGAGGAAGACATGAACTATGAGCTTACTGAGGTGATGCGCGAGTTCCGGCCAGAGCATGAGCGCATGCTTTGGAGCTTGCCAGCCACAGGTTCGGCGTTCAAGAAGGTGTATTACGACCCATCGTTGGGTCGGCAGGTATCCATGTTCATCCCAGCGGAGGATATTCTCCTGCCGTATGGCACAACGGACTTAGATACGTGCTACCGCGTGACGCATGTCATGCGCAAGACCAAGAATGAGGTCTTGAAACTGCAAAAAGCTGGCTTTTATCGGGATATTGAACTGCCCGATGCACCTAAAACCCACGAAGACATCAAACAAGCCAAGGACAAGGAGACTGGCTTCAGCGATTTGAACGATGATCGCTTCACGATTTACGAAAGTCATGTTGATCTTGACCTTGAGGGTTACGAAGACGCGGATGACGGCGAACTTACAGGCATTGCGCTTCCGTATGTTGTAACTTTGATCAAGGGCACCAATGACATCCTGGCTATTAGGCGCAACTGGAAAGAAGACGACAAATTACAGCTTAAACGGCAGCATTTTGTCCACTACCAGTACATTCCGGGGTTTGGCGCATACGGGTTCGGGCTTTTCCACCTCATTGGGGGGTTCGCAAAGTCGGCTACCAGCATTATGCGACAGCTTGTGGACGCGGGCACACTTTCCAACCTGCCCGGTGGACTCAAGTCACGCGGACTGCGCATCAAAGGCGACGATACCCCCATTGCCCCCGGAGAGTTCCGGGACGTAGACATTGGCTCGGGTGCGCTGCGCGACAACATCTTGCCGCTGCCCTATAAAGAACCCAGCGCTGTCCTTGCAGGGTTGCTGGACAAGATTGTGGAAGAAGGCAGGCGGTTTGCTGCTACCGCTGACGTTAATGTTAGTGATATGGGGGCACAGGCACCCGTTGGCACCACCCTTGCGATCCTTGAGCGCCAACTTAAGGTTATGACGGCGGTTCAGGCGCGGCTGCACTATGCGTTCAAACAAGAACTGCGGTTGTTGTCGGTCATCATCCGTGACTACACGGACCCCGACTATGACTACGACCCCGACACGGCTACGCGCAAGGCCAAGAAGGAAGACTACGAACAGGTAGACATCATCCCTGTCAGCGACCCCAATGCGGCCACTATGAGCCAGCGGGTTGTGCAGTACCAAGCGGTTATCCAGATGGCGCAGATGGCACCTGACATCTACGACTTGCCGCAACTGCACAGGAACATGTTAGAGGTGCTAGGTATCAAGAATGCGGACAAACTGGTGCCGTTGCCTGATGACCAGAAGCCTAAAGACCCTGTGACGGAGAACATGGCTGTGCTTAGGGGCGAGCCATTGAAGGCGTTTATCTACCAAGATCATGAGTCGCACATCAAAGTACACAGCATGATGATGCAAGACCCGTTGGTCATGGAGTCCATAGGGCAAAACCCCAAAGCTCCGCAGATGCAAGCAGCGCTTACCGCGCACATTGCTGAACACACGGGCTACCGCTACCGCCAACAGATTGAACAGCAACTTGGGTTGGCCCTGCCGCCTGAAGACGCGAAGATGCCCCCTGAAGCGGAAATGGCGCTGTCGTCCATGATGGCACAGGCTGCACAACAAGTTCTACAACAGAACCAAGCCAACCAGCAACAGCAGCAAGCGCAGCAGCAAGCGCAAGACCCTGTGCTGCAAATGCAACAGCAAGAACTCCAGATCAAGCAGCAAGAGCTACAACTCAAGCAGCAAGAACTGCAAATGAAAACCCAGCAAGCCCAACAGCAGTTGCAACAGACTGCGCAGATTAAACAGCAAGAACTGCAACTTAAGATGCAGCAAGCACAGACCCAAGCGCAGCAAGCACAGACGCAAGCTCAACTGCAAGAAAGAAAACTGCTGGCTGATACCACCGCCAAATCTGATCAGATGGAACTTGAACAGCAAAAAGCAGCGTTGCAGATGCAGCTTGAGGGCATGAAGTTGGGCAACAAAACAGAAGAATCAAAACGTCAGCTTTCAGCCCAGCAGCAACAAGCCGGGGTGAAGATGGGCATAGACGTTGCCAAGAGTAAGGAAGATCGCGAAGCAGCCGCTCGGTTAGCCGCGCTTAATTACACCAAGGAGAAGGCGATTAAATGATCCACAGCTTTGTTCGCGTAATCAAAGAAAAAATACGCACTGACATGAACAACTATGCCGATGACTTGGCTAGTGGGACATGTCGCAATTTTGAAGAGTATCAAAAACTCTGCGGCACTATTCATGGTCTAGCTATCGCAGAGCGTTACATCCTTGACCTTGCAGCAAAACTTGAAAGCGAAGATGAGTAACTTTATCCTACCTCCTGGGCTGGTGTTGCCACGCCCCATGCAAATGGCTGAAGAGCCCACAGACGACGCATCTGACGAACAGAAGGCTACTTCGATCCCCACGCCTACGGGCTGGAAGATTCTGTGCGTTGTGCCGGATGTTGTAGACACCTACGAGAACTCCAGCATTATTAAAGCTGAAGCATCTATGCGGACAGAAGAGCATGCCACCACGGTGCTGTTTGTGGTGAAGGTTGGGCCAGATGCATACAAGGATGCCGCTAAGTTCCCTGCCGGTGCTTGGTGTAAGGAAGGTGACTTTGTGTTGGTTCGTGCGTACTCAGGCACACGTTTCAAGATTTACGGCAAAGAGTTTCGACTGTTGAACGACGATCAAGTTGACGCAGTTGTGCAAGACCCACGCGGACTTTCCCGCGCTTAACGGAGAAACAGATGGCTGATAACTTTAAGTTCCCTGACGAACAGGAAACGGAAGACATTGAAATTGAGATCGTAGATGACACTCCCGAAAAGGATCGTGGGCGCAAGCCGCTTGATCGCAACGTGGATGATCCTACCGACGATGAAATTGAAAATTACTCGGACAAAGTAAAAGTTCGGATCAAAGAGCTTACGCATGCGCGGCATGATGAGCGGCGAGCCAAGGAAGCAGTCCTGCGCGAACGTGTGGAACTGGAAAACTTTGCCCAGCAGTTGATCAACGAGAACAAGAGTCTCAAGCAGTATGCCAACAATGGCGCTCAACAATTTGCTGAAACTATTCAGCAAGTGGCGGGTACTGAGCTTGAGATGGCGCGGCGTAACTACAAGGCTGCGCAGGAAGCGTTTGATACTGATGCCATCATTGCAGCACAAGAAGCACTGACTGACGCTAAATTAAAGTTAGCTTCTGCAAACAATTTTAGGCCAACCCCTTTACAAGTTGAAGACAATCAGGTACAAATGCCACAACCCGCTCCCAAAGCGGTGCAACCAGATGACAAGACTCTGCGCTGGCAGGCAAAAAACCAGTGGTTTGGTTCACCAGGGAACGAAGAATTAACCAGCTTTTCACTAGGGCTGCATCAAAAATTAGTGAACTCGGGGGTTGACCCCCGCTCTGATGAGTATTTCGAGCGCATTGATGCTCGCATGAAAGCAACATTTCCTGATGTATTTGGTGGTGCTACGCGAAGACCAGCATCTGTAGTGGCTCCTGCGGGACGTTCTACCGGAACCAAGCGCGTCCAAATGACTGCTACGCAAATGGCGTTAGCTAAGAAGTTTGGTTTGACCCCACAACAATATGCTGAACAAGTAGCTCGACTGGAGAATCAAAATGGCTGATCCCCGCATCCCCCGTGACTTAGTTGCACGCGATAAAACTGTTCGTGCTGTATACGTACCGCCGAGCGCACTACCTGATCCTACCCCTGAGCCGGGGATGTCGTTCCGTTGGATTGCTACGCACGTTCTAAATCAAGCAAATCCGGCAAACGTATCTAAGCAAATGCGGGAAGGCTGGGAGCCAGTCAAAGCTGTTGATCATCCTGAGATGTTGTACTTGGGTTCAACTGCGGGCAATGTCGAAATTGGTGGGCTTATGCTATGCAAAATGCCGACTGATCGCGTTGAAGCCCGTGGCGACTACTACAACAGACAAGCAGCTACACAGATGGAGTCTGTGGAAAATAACTTCATGCGAAACAATGACCCCCGCATGCCCTTGTTTGCAGACAAGAAGTCTACAAGCACTCGCGGCAACAGTGGGTTTGGTACAGGTTCTAAATAACTTACAGGAGTCTTAAATGGCTTACCCTACGATTGACGCCCCTTACGGGCTAAAGCCAATCAACTTGATTGGTGGGCAGGTCTTTGCGGGTTCAACCCGTGAAGTGCCTATTCAGTACGGCGATGCAACTAGCATCTTCTACGGCGACTTTGTAAAACTTGTTCGGGGCAATGCTACCCGCGCTGGTGTTACTACTAGCGGTACGGGTCTGGGTCTGGTCGGTATCTTCCTCGGCTGCTCGTTCACCAACCCGTCTACTAAGCAGAAGCAGTTCCAACAGTTTTGGCCCGGTGGTACGCTGTCTGGTGACGCAGTTGCAATCATTGCTGACGATCCGGACACCGTGTTTAAGGCAGCAGTTGTGTCTGCCACGACCGTTATG